TTGCGCCCTTGGGCGTCGGTGCGTGCTTTGCTCATGCTCTGTACTCCTTAGACCGGCATCGCGTCGGCGTAAGCACGCTGGGCGGGGTACGGTTCCGAGGACAGCCAGGCGTTGATCTTGCCGGCGGTGACGGTGGTGGTGGCGATCACGGCGAGGATGCCGAGATAGCGTTCGTACACCGCGCCCTGCGGAAGGGCGGCCGAGAAGATCAGCCCGCCCGCGTTGAGCCGGTTGTCGTTGGCCGCGGCGTCGTCGGTCACGAGCGTGCCCGTGTCCAGGTGCACCGTCGCCGAGCCATCCGTGGCGATGGCCGCTTGCGCGTCCGAGGCCAGCTGGAACTTGATCGTTCCGGCCGAGCCGCCCGTGATGATTTCGGTGTCGGTCTGGATAATCAGCCACACGGGCTGGCCAGCGCCGATGTCCCGGGACGCGGTGCCCAGGTCGATGACATCGCCGATGAGGGCGGTGCCAGCCGCAGCCGCCACCGAAGTGGCGTCTGCGAACTCGTTGCGTTCGTCGAGGATCATGGTCCTGTTCCTTTCTCGGCCCCGCTTACGCGGCGACCTTGCTTTCGGTGTGCAGCAGGGCGTCGACCCGGCGAACCGGGAAGCCGTCGAAGGTCATGACCTTCTTGCCGGCGACGTCGTCCATCATCAGGGTCGAGGACTTGACCTTGTTGACCATCTGGCGGCGCAGGTAGCTGTGAACACGGCGGCTGGCGTACCAGGCCCCGCGGATGCCGCCCAGGTTCGGGATGAACGAGGCGACGTCCGTCATCAGATCGATGAGGTCAGCGCCCGTGGCGGCGTCCTTGGTCAGGGCGGCGAAGTCCACCTGGATGCGGTAGACGTAGCGCCAGTCCTTGAGGACCAGGCCGGCGTCCATGCGGTAGTGGGTGCGGTAGGCTTCCATCCGGCCGCCGGCACCGTCCACGTTCTCGATGGTGACCTGACCCTTGTCATCCGTGTGGATGCCAGCGGTCGAGCCCTTGGGGTAGGTCATGAAGACCGAGTTCGGCCCCCAGCCCACGAACCAGATCGAGGTGTTGGTCGCGTTGGAGGCGTGAGCCGCCGAGGCGTTGATGTTCTGGCCGTTCTCGGCCGACAGCGAGCTGAAGCGCGCGGACAGACCCGTGAACTTCTCGGGCGTGACGTCCTCGTCGGCGTAGAAGATCGAGGAGGCGAGGTCTTGCGACATGCCCTCGATGTGGGCGCTGTCTTCCGACAGGCGGAAGGCGGCGGTGTTGCCGTTCAGATCGGCCAGGGCCTTGTCGACCTCGGCGTAGGCTTCCATCATGCCGGTGTTGTCGGTCACCTGGGCGGTGCGCGACTTGGTCGGCTGGACGCCGCCGTAGAGCTTGCGCCAGGTCGGGGCCGGCAGGCCGGTGCGGATCGTCGAGCGGTGACCCGTCGGCAGGTTGCCTTCGATGTACACAGCGTCGTCGACGATGTCGTTGGTTTGGGCGAGGATCTCGACGATCTTGTCGACCTTGCCGCCCGGGTCCAGACGCTTCGAGACGTCCAGCAGGGTGGGGTGGGTATCCGCGAGGACGGACATGGGTCAGTCTCCAGTCTTGGCTAGTTCATGTTGGGGAAGAGGGTCTTGGCTGCGCTCTTGGCCGGGGTCGTGTTGCCCCCCGCCACGAACGTGTCTTCGCTGATGGCTTTGCCGACACGGAACATGAACCGGATGACTTCCGGGTTGTCGCCGAGGCGGTGTACGTCCAGCAGTTCGCGAAGCTCGGGCGTACCGAACTGGTCGATAGCCTTCTTCGCGACCGCCAAGTTGGCCGGCAGCGCGTCGCCGCCGAACTCCTTGTCGGTTTCGGCCTGGACCTTCCAGTCGGCGAGCATGTCGCTCGTCGCCTGCTGGCTTTCCGCCGCCCATTTCTGGGCGAGCTTCACGCCGAGGTCCGTGACCTTTTGCGCGGCGTCCTGCGGCAGGTTGAGTTCCTTGGCGATCCCCTGAAACTCGCCGAGCACTTCGGCGTCGAGTTCGACGCCCTCGGGCACGGTGAAGGGTTCGTAGGCCTCGGGCGCGCCTTGCGGTGCGTCCTTGGGCTCATCCTGCTGCGCCGGGTCGCCTTCGACCGGATCGGTCGGGGCGGCTTCGGCGGCCGGCTGCTGTGCGGGATCGGTGACCTGGGTCACGTCTTCCGCGGTCTGCGATGCGGCTTCATCGGTGGTCGTGTCGGCCGTCATCAGCGTCGTGTCAGTCATGTCCGAAATGCTCCTGCATCATCGTGTGGAAATCGCGCGGCGCGGCCTTGGCGACCTTGCCTTGCAGCTCCAGACCGATGGCGCGCTTGCCTTCCCTGAAGAACGTCTCACTGTTGCCGGTGAAACTGGAAACGTAGAGGCCCGTCGCCGCGAGCAAACGCCAGATGATCCGGCGTCCTCGGGGCGTGGACATGAGCCATTCCAAATCGGCCTTGTCGGTGTCCCTGCGGTTGCGGGCGTCGGTGGCTTTCGCCTCCGCGCTCGTTTCCTGGGCCACCAAATCGGTCGGGTCTTCCTGGCTCATCGCGTGAAACTACGGCTCGCGCCGAACGGAACCCATACCTAGTAGGTGTAGGGGGCGGGCGAACCGTAGCCCGTGAGCTGGTTCATGATGTCCGCGCCTGCGTTCGAGGCACCGCCGCCGGTCTGCACGGTGCCGAGTTTGGCCGCGGTTTCGGCGGCCTTGGCCGCCTGATCCGCAGCGGCTGCGGCCTGCTGCTGTTCGGCGCGGGACTTGCGGATCAGGGCGACCTGCTCGTTGCCGACGATCAGCTCCGGATCCACGCCGATCTGGTCGGCGTAGTTGTCCACCCAGCGGTCGGCGTCGAACTTGTCGAGCACGTCCGGCTTGATCTGGGCCATAGCGCCCAGGTTGCCGACGAAGCGGTCGGTGCTGTTCGCGCCGATGGCACGCTGCGCCTGGGCCAGGATCGAGACGAACTCGACCTCCAGGTTCACGCCGATCAGCTCTTCGGGCGGGGGTGGCAGGACGCCGGCCTTGAGCAGGCGCTCGAAGGTGATCTCGATCAGCGGATCCAGCAGCTCGTTGTGCAGGCGCTCCAGCACCGGGCCGAGCATCAGCAGCTTCTCTTCGTGGCGCTCGGCGACCTCGGTGGCCGTCATGTTGGTCGACACCGCCTGCGAGATCATCAGGAACAGGTCGGAGTACATGCCCTCGCGGATGCGTTGGCGCACGTCCTGAATGTCCAGCAGCAGGTGGTTCAGGTCGATGCGCGCCTCGAACAGCTGCTTCACGCCGCCGCCCGCGTTGGCCGTATCGGCCACGGTGTAGCCGCCCGGCAGAATGTCGACCTCTTCGCCCTTGAGGCTCGAAGGCCCCTGCAGCGGGGGCCGGGTCTGGTAGTCGATGCCCTGGCTCTTGCGCAGTTGCTCGTGCTGCAGCTGCTTGATGTCGCCGAGCACTTCCATGCCGGGGCTCTGGCCGTAGACGTCCTCGGAGCTGGTGTACCAGCGCGGGGCCAGGACGCGGAACCGCTCGAAGCCGCTCTCGCGCAGGAGCTTGTCGCCGTCGCCACCCTTCTCGAAGTAGACCGAGGCCCACGGCATGTTCTTGCTGTCGCGCGCCCGGGTGTCGCGTTCGGCCCGAGGCTCGACGGCGTGGACGATGGTCACCCAGCTGTCGGCGTTGCCGTTGTTGACCATGTTATTGACCGCGGTCGAGCAGTTGGGTGCGCCGAACTCCTGCACCAGCTGGCGCGCGGTCTTCTGCAGCTCGCGGTACGACGTGTCGACCTGGCCCCGGTAGTCGGTGGCCAGCGCATAGCGGCCGACGGTGTTGGGGTACAGGTGTATGCCCTTCTCGAAGTCATCCATGATGAGCGTGTTGCCGGTGCCGAAAGCCCCCAGCTCTTCGTACAGCTGGTGCAGCACGCGGTAGGTGTTCGACTGGCTGAACACGGCCTGCATCTTGCGCGTGACCTGGGCCAGCCAGACCTTGACGGGCTGGTACTCCATCAGCGCGTCGTCGGGTATTTTCAGCCGGAACCACGGGCGGGCAGGGCTGGTCACGCCGGACATCATGCCCGCGGACAGGATGCGCAGCGCCCCGGTGCCGGTGCGGTCGTAGATGTTGTTGTGGCGCTTCTTGCCGTCGTTGCGGTCATCGGCCGAGAAGCGGCCGGCGCGCGGGAACAGCACGGTCGACAGCTCTTGCCAGTGGCTCACCCAGCTCGAACGCTCGGTCTCCAGGGCGGACCAGCGTTTCGTGAAGTGCTGCTTGGTGGGGACGGGGATGCTCACTCGTTCGAGCCCATGATGGTGCGGATCGCACGCAGGCAGGCGGCGAACAGCTGTTCGTCGGTGCGGTCACGCCGCGGCACACCGCAGGCCTGAGCCAGTTCGTCGATCTGGGCGGTGGTCATGGCCTAGCCTCCCAGCAGGGTGTTGCGGCCGAGGGCCATGTTGGTGAGCGGCGCGCCGCCCGGCCCTGTGAGCAGGGTGGCCGCGGCCGACCCCACCTTGTTGGCCTTGAACAGCGACGCCAGGTCGGGGGCGACGCGGTTGGCCTTGGCCTCGGCCTGCTGCGCATCGCGCTGCGTCTTGGCCGCGGCCTCGGCCGCCGTGCGTTGAGCCGCTTCCTGGGCGCGCAGCGCCTTGCGCTGGTCGCTGGCGGCACCGAACACGGCACCGAGCGGGGACAGGATACGAAGCGGGTTACCGCACATGGTTGGAGGCCTCGGGCTTAAGCGAGCGGATCGTAGTCGCGAGGTTTCCTAGAACCCATACCGGGCATGTTGCGGACCTTGGGCGTGTCGATGCACGCCAGCGCGATGGCCGACAAGTGGTCGGGGCTGCGCTTGATCCGGGCGATGATCTCCTCGCGGCTCTCGACCTTGATCTTGCCGTTGCGAGGCTCCCACTTCGGGGCGCACAGGTCCGACAGCAGCTTCTTCGACGGGGGCAGGGCGATGTTGTTGTTGGCCTCCGGGTCGAGCAGTTCTCGCAGCCGCCAGATTTGCTCGGAGCGCAGGTTGAAGAAGCCCAGAGCACCGGACTTGTCGCGCGCGCCAGAGGGCAGGGCCACGTTGACGCCGAGCACCTGCTGCCTGGCCTCCTTGAGGAAGTCGTAGGGGCTCGATCCCACGCCGATGACGTCGATGTGGATCGGGCTGTGGTCGCGGTTGGCCGCGATGGCCAGGCCTGCCACCATCGGCCCGTTGGGCGTCTCGGTGCCCGCGTACTCGAGCGGCTCGTCGAACCAGTAGCCGTCGTGCCGGCGGTAGATCACGGTCTTGTCCTTGCCGCCGCGCGCCACGTCGACACCGACCGAGAGCATCTCGGGTTTGGGCGAGCGCGGGGTCCACCGCTCCTGGGCGATCTCCACCCAGCGGGTCGGGATGACCTGCCAGATGTCGTCTTCCATGCCCGCCTTGAAGTCGCCGTTCAGCATCTGGCTGCGCAGGGGTTCGGGCAGCGCCTGTAGCGTGCTCATGTAGCCGGTCCCGGTGAGGAAGGGGTTGTCGCGCACTCGCGAGGGGATGAAGGTCCGCGACATGGGCTGGATCACCAGGTCGGGGCTGTCAGCGTATTCGTCGGGGTCGTAGTCGTACTCGGGCTCGCCGTTGACGATCACGAACGGGGTGCCGTCGTCGACCTCCATGTCCTCGCCTGCCACGGTGGCGAACCACCGCAGCTCGCCGGGCACAGCCGGGTTCGGGTGCTTGTCGTCCAGCCACGGGCCGAAGAAGTCCACGATCCACCGGCCCTCGGCGCTGGTCGGCGGGTTGAAGGTCAGCAGGGCCTGGCAGCGTTGACCGACGACCGTGGTGCGCAGCCATCCGAGCAGGAAGCGCACCTGCAGCTCCAGGAAGTTGGCCGCCTCGTCGAACACGATAAGGTCGTGCGGCCGGCCCTGGTACTTCTTCTCGTCGCCAGCGTTGGGCACCGAGCCCAGCTCGATCTGCAGGGGCTTGCCGTCGCTGCGCTTCTGCCGCCAGATCCCCTTGGTCGAGTTGTAGCCGTCCTTGGTGCCGAACAGCTCTTCGAGCCGGTCCTCGATGGCCGACAGCTCGGTGCCGACGCGCCGCAGGATCATGATCTTGCGGTGGTCCTCGATGCTCTTGCCACAGGCCAGGTCGGTCTTGCCGCCGCCGGCTGCACCGCCGTAGCCGATGATGTCGGCCTTCGACTGGTAGGCGTCGGTCTGGGGGCCTGGCAGGGGCCGCCACCGCTTCTTGTCTCGGGCCATCAAGGCCCACAGCTCCCCGCGCTCCTTCTCGGTGAGGTGGGGCAGGAGCTTCAGAACCTCGGCGACCGAGGGGGCGATCACGCGAGGTCGCTGCCGTCGTCGGGCTTGCCCTCGGCGCGCGCCTTGGCCAGGGCCAGGAGCGAGGCGATCTTGGCTGCAGCCGCAGCGTCCGTGAACTCGACGGGGCCGCCCTCGGGGCTCGACAGCTGGATGCCCTGTTGCGGACGGAACCGGGGCGAGAGCATCGCCAGCAGTTTCATGCGGGTCTCAACGCGCAGCTTGGATCGGCCGAGGGCTTCGTGGTCGACGACCTCGTATTCGGAGCCGTCGCGCGCCTTGCGGGTCGTGAAATCGGCCGAGCCGTCCTCGGCGATGTCGATGCAGTCTTCGATCCAGTGGTCGTAGCCGCGCTCACGGGCCAGGGCGAAGGCCTCGCCGAACTCGGGCACCTTGTCCCGCCAGCCGTAGATCGTTCCCCGGCTCGGCATCGTGTCGTCCGACCGCAGCAGGGCGAGCAGGGTCTTCCCGCTCTCCAGCCAGTCGCAAACGCGCTTGGCCTTCTCGGGGCAGTAAGCAGCCAGCGGGGGGTTCAGGAGGGAGCGGGTCATGGGCCAGCGGAGCCTACACGCACGGGCCTGGGCAAACCTATACCTTCAGAGTTGGGCTTTCACAGCCTTGGCACTCTGTCCCACGCCTCGACCACCTCCTTGTAGCCCAGAGCGTGCAGGAAATAGCAGATGGCGGCTTCGGCCGTCGCTCCCGCTTTTTCTCGGTCGGGCTCGAACTCCAGCGGCTTGAGCTGGGCGAGCACATGGTCCTTCAGCTGCTCCGGGGTCATCCGTCTTTCCTGATCCTGAAGGTGATGATGTGCTGCACCGTGCTCTTGGCCACATCGAACTTCTGCGCCAGCCGGGCGTAGCCCCAGCCGCCGCCATCGTACATCGACCGCATCAGCTCGACCTCGGCATTGGTCAGCTTCGCGTGGTGGTGTTTTTCGCCTAGCCTGGCCATTTGGCCCTCTCCTCGTCCGGTTACGTCCTGGTTACGTCCTGGTTACGACCTAGTGTAACCAAATAACCTGTTGATTTTGCTGCATGATTACGACCTCTACGACCGTTACACTTCTTTTCGCTCTACCCTTGCCCAGAGCCCCCTATACGGGCCTCCTACTACTCCTTCTTATAGTTGAGTAGTAATAGTGTAGAGGTTGTAACCTTGTTGTTTTTAAACGACTTTTCTCTGTAGCTGACGTTGTAACCAGGTTGTAACTAGGTTGTAACCGACCACCGACGAACCGACTTGCTGCCCTCTTTCTGCACTTTTTGACGGAAACCGAGGGCTTTGAGCGCCTTCGCTGCCCGCATCTCGTCCGCGCGTTTTATTGCGTGTTCGCGGAAGCACAGGGCTTCGGTCAGGGCTTGGTGCGTGGTGAAGCCCTCGGCACCCGGCAGTTCGCCGTCCAGCGCCGGGGTGGCCAGCCACCGGGTGATGGTGTCCTCCCAGGTGTCGGTGACCCTGTAGCGCCCGTGCTCGGCCTCGGCCAAGGCCTGCGCCTGCTGCCAGTCCACGCCGCCGGCATCGAACAGCACGAGGGCTTCGGCCCACAGCTGGTCACGGTCGCGGGCGATGCCCTCGACGTCCACGTCGCCCGAGGCCATCGGCAACCACCGCCGCGCGCCCGTGGGGTCGTCAAGCAGCTCTTCCGGGTTGGAGGTGCCGATCATCACGCAGCGCCGCATCAGGGTGACGGCGTACTCCTGATACTTCGGGGTCCAGTCCTCCTTGCGCCGCGTGATCCACGCCTTGATCTGTTCGTTCTCCCGGGTCTTGAGGCCCGACAGCTCGCCCAGTTCGATCATCAGCGCGCCGCGCATGAGCCGCGCCCGCTCCTCCTCCGACTGGTGGAAGTTCAGCTCGCGGAAGGTGTCGTTGGGCACCATCGCCGCGACGCCGGACGTCTTGCGCTGGCCTTGAGCCCCGGTGAGGATCGGCACCATGTCGGCCTGGATGCCCGGCACCATCACCCGGCCCGCCATCGCGGTCCAGATGTAGCGCGAGACGGCGCGGGTGTAGGGGCCAGCCTCGACGTTGAAATAGTGCTCGTAGAACCGCTCGACCCGCGGCCGGCCGTCCCACTTCAGACCCTGGATCCAGACCTGGGCGCTGTCGACGCTCTGCATCTGGGCGACGTAGTTGACCACGTCGCGGATCAGCTCACGGCCGACGGGCTTGAAGCCGAGGCGCTCGAGCGTGAGCCGCAGCTCGACGGCGTGGTGGTCCTTGAAGGCCAGCCATTTGCCGGGGCTGTCGATGTCGGCGTAGACGATCTCGGCGCGGAAGGTGTCGTACCTGATGTCCATGCCGCAGACGTCGGGCCGCAGGAGCGCCGAGCGGACGTTGCCGATGACCGCCTCGATCCGGCCGTTGCCGTCGCGCTGGAAGCCGGGGAGCGGCAGGTCGATCCGCTCTTCGACACCACCGTCTTCGCGCAGCGCCGGCGTCAGATCCTCGAAGTCATCAGCCGAGGCGACGTCCTGCCACCCGTGCTCCCGGGCCTTGGCGAAGACCGTGCGCTCGGTGATGGGGTTGGCCGTCTCGCCCTTGGCGTCGAGCCAGGCCCAGACCTTGAGGTCCAGTTCTTCGGCGTTGAAGTGCGGGGCGCGGGCCGAGAACTCCAGCGCCAGGGCGTAGCCCTCGTCCGAGCCCTGGGTGGCGTGGTGGATGCCCGAGACGATGTCGCGCCACTCGTCATAGCCCAGCGGGTCGGTGTCGTTGGGGATCGCGGCCAGGGCGTCGCGCAGCTGGGTCAGCGCACCACCCTCAAACACAGTCAGCGTCTGGGTTTCGCGCACCGGCCGCTCAACCACCGGCACCGGGGCCGATGGCGTCCAAACCAGCTCGAGCGCGTACTCGCGCGGCATCACCTCGTAGTCGAACAGCGGCTCGAGAGGCGCGCTCTTGCCAGCGAGGGGCAGGATGAACTGGTTGCCGAAGCCGTGCTCGGGCACCTTGTCCTGCTTGGGGAAGACCTCGATTTCGCCGGCCAGGACGCCCTTGGCCCCGTCCTTCAACTCCATCTCGGCCAGCAGCCCCTTGAGCCGTTGCCTCACCGAGTAGGCGTCCTGGGGTTCGCTCCAGACCAGATAGATGTGGATGCCCCGGCCGCCCGTGGACCGGAAGACCACCGGCCAGAGCTTGTTCGCCTCCAGCTTGGCGCACAGACCCGCCGCGACGCTGACCATGTGAGGCCAATCGGCCTCGCCCTTGTGGCTGTCGAGATCGAACAGGGCGATCCTGGTGGTGCTCTCGCCCGCCTTGATGGGGCACACGCCGCGGGGCATCGTGCCGTCGAGGTGGCGCTTCAACCGGACTTCGGTCAGCGCCTCTCGGGTCCAGGCCATGCCGGTCGAGGCCTTGATAGCGGTCACGTCCGTGCGAGCACGGCTGACCAGCGGCTGCAGAGCAGCGATGAGGTTGGTTGACGGCACGGTCAGTCCTTCGAGGCGGGGGTAAGAGGCCACAGCACGCGGTCGAGCAGCGTGTGGTCGGGCGTCGCACAGTGGTCGAACACCTGCTCGGCCTGTTTCAAATAGGGCTCGGCCGCGGCCTTGGCGGCGCGCTGCGCCTTGTCCTGCAGCTCATGGTACAGGCGCTCGGCCTCGGGGCTGGACCACTTGTAGAGCGGACGCCAGACGACTTCGGGGAGGGGCGTGCCTCGGATGGCCATCAGCGCACCACCCGCGGAGCCAGCAGCACGCGCTGTTCGGGACGGTCAGCCACGATCAGGACGTCCACGCCGCGGTAGGAGCGTTTTCCGTCCGGCAAATAGCAAGGCCCACCGGGCCAGTATTTTTTAGCCAGGTCGAGCCACTCGTTGGCGGTGAAGAGCACGGCGGCAGGCACGAAGAGGTGCTCCCACTTGATGGCCTCGTGCATCTCGAGGTCGATTTGGTCGAGCACTTCCATCACAGCACCTTCTCGGGGTTGACCAGGCCGGCGGCCGGCACGCCGTAGCGGCGCTCGATGGTCTGGGCCTTGGGCACGGGCATCCAGCGGGCACCATTCAGCCAGCCGCTGACGGCCTGCTGGGTGACGCCGAGGGCGAGGGCCAGTTCCAGCTGACCGCCGGCCGCCTTGATGGCCAGGGCGATCTGCTGCCGGATCTCGGGGGTGGTGCAGGGGTTCTTCACGAGGTGGTCCTTGTGCTTTGGTCTGCGGCGGGGATCACCCCCTCCCGCGCAAGAAGGGCGAGGATGGCGTCTGCGGTTCTGAATATGGCGTCATCTTCTTCGTCCGTGATCGTGTCGCACGGGAAGTAGAGGCCGGTCAGGATCAGATCGTGAATCTTCTCCCGCAGCCCTACCATAGAGGGGGCTGGGGATGCTGCGAGCATGGCGGACCAGATTTCCTGCGCGTGGTCAGACTCGATCAAGCAGCAGCCTACCGGGCCACAGTTATCGACGGCCCTCTCGACCATCGCCAGCGTCGGCGCTACCGGCACCAACCTGTAACGATTGCTTACAGGTTCCACAGCCACCGGCGCGGAGGGAGAGACGGGGGCGGTCATTGGCCAGACTCCGGCTTGTAGCCAAGGATGAGATTACCGAGCGCGTCCGCGAATGTGTGAACACCGCCCCATGCGGGCCGGACGAGGTTCGCCACCGCTGGAAACGCGGTCCACGAAAGCCAATCCACGAAGGCTCCGATCAGGGCGAACGGCATGGCGACAGCGACAGCGGGCCACCAGATCGCGCGGAAGACAGTCACGGCGATGAAGTGTCGAACCGGGCGCTCTTTCTTCCAGTTTCTCGCGGTCACTTCGCCCCTCCCTTCAGGCTTGCAAGGGCGGCTCGGGCGATGGTCCTTTGCGCTCCTCTGACGTAGGTTTTTTCAGCAATCCGCTCCAACGCCTCCCGCATCACCTCCCTATCAAGGGAGAGGGACTTGATCAGGGCGGCGGCGTCACCGTTCCAGAGAGCGACAATGTGCTGGGCGACCGCCTCATCAGCTGCTGTGAAGAGCGTTGTGTTCGTCTGGGCATCCCATATCTGATGCTCAACCCTTACGGTTTCCGCACGGTCTGCCGGGCCGTCACCGTCCGCGTTCAGCGGCATAGGGACATAGATAGCCGCCACGTCCGAGGGGGCTGCGGGAATGGCGCGGCGGTTCCATGCGGATATGGCGGCGGCGGGGGTCTTGAACCCGCGCAGGAGAATACCGCAAAGCCGGGAGCATCCCACAAAGACGCTTTCGTCATGGGCCTTGGCGGAGACTGCGGGCGCACCGCAGAACGGGCAGTCCGCTAGTGTGCCGGTCATTGTTCTGCTCCGTTTGGGAGAAGGCCGCAGCGCCCTTGCCACGCCATGCATGCAGCCCCGATGCAGAGACCAACAGGCGTCCCGTTGTACCCTCGGTTATACGACGACCCATCGCCCCCGCTTTCGCGGGCGAACGGGCACCACCTGGTCTTGGCCTCGTCTTCTGTCATGTCCCTGGTTCCTTGTTCTCGGGAGATTGTTGGCGGGCAGCGGCGATTAGTTCCAGTACGGTGGCGGGGTTGGCGGCTGCGATAAAGGCGGCGTCCTCGTCGTCAGAGAAGGCTACACATCGGTATTCGTCACCGACCGCCGTGACGCGCAGGTCGAACACATGGCTGTTCGCTCCCTCGACAGTCATCCAGTGGCCCGGCGTCGCCGCCTTCGCCAGCCGTTCCAGTTCAGCCCATCTGTCCGCGCTCATTCCCCTGCTCCTTCAGCCCGGATAACGACTGCTATTGCGATCAGGCCAAGCGCAAGGAAGGGGGCGGCAAGGGCGATCATTGCTCGGCTCCTTTGGCGCGAAGGATTGCTTGGACGGCGACGCCAAGATCAGTCAGCCGCATGAAGCCGCATTGTCCGTTGGGGCTGTCGATAACGAGATGGAACAGCCCCTTGCGCTTCAGGGCGCGAACCGTGTGCATGGAAAAATCGCCATGCACGCAGCCGTCCGTGACAAGCAGCCGCTGTGCTTTTGTCAGGCTTCGGACCAACGCTTTCATAGCGAGACCCGCCTCGGCTACCTCCAGCCGTGCTAGAAGATCAGTCATGTGACCAGATCTCCGCACTCGTTGACGAAGTGGACAACGCCCGAGGCCAGGACGATCATGACGCACTTCTGCCTGGCCTGGCCGCAGGCCACGGCGGCGATACGCACCAGCTTCTGGCCGTGGCCTGGGCCGGTGTCCATCGCGATCTCGTACTTCAGGCTGTCGTCCTGGTGGACGATGCCGGCCTCATCCTCCCAGCAGCCCGTGACCAGGGTCTGGGTGTAGCCGCCGAAGTCGTCGAGGATGCTGGCGCGCAGGTGGGCGTGGGCGTCGGTGACCTTGTTGCCGGCATTGTCGCGCAGCGGCAGGATCAGGGTGGCGATGCGGAGGGAGAAGTCGGTCATGTCGTTTGTCCTTCTGGAGTGGAGGACCGACACCTATACCCTCGGATTTGGTTGTACAAGCATTTTCTTCAGCCCAACTTTTTTCACAACCAAACGCTTGACAGCCGTGTGGTATGGGTTCAGAGGGAGGGGGCAGCAGGGACAAGCCGCTGCGAAAAGGACAAGACCGATGACCACCAAGTACTTCGCCGCTACCGCCTCCGACGGCCAGACCGTCGTGCGCTCCAGCGCCAACCGCACCTACGCCGCCGCCACGATCACCAAGCGCCAAGGTGAGAAGCACTGGCGCTCCAGCTGGGCCGGCACCCGCGCCCTCGCCGAAAAGGCCCACGCCCGCACCTACCACATGGCTGGCGACAAGAACGAAATCGTCGACGCCCGCGAAGTCGACAAGGCGGAATACCTCACGCTGAAGGCGGCGTGGGAAGCGTCGGTGGTGTGGTGAGCAGCCTCGCCGCCCTGCGGGCGCACAAAGCCGTAGAGAGTGTCGACTATCAGCGCGGCACCCGATACGAAACCGGAAACGTGTTCGTCTGCCTGAAGCCAGGTTGGCATTGGGATCAGCAACGGTCTTACGGCTGCGACACCATCAAAGAGGCTTGGGAACTGACCCGACAGGTCGAATATGACCCAGAGGGTTTCGGGAGGCCGGACCAGTGACCCGCCCGCACAAACCCTGGCCCGCCGTCCCCGGCACCACCGAGCGCGCGCCGCTGGTGGACATCGTGATCTTCGTGGCGGTCTGCATCGGCCTGCTGGCCGGTGCCGTCGCGACGGTCTGCAGCTTCCTCGTCGCTCTGGCGGGGGTGCTGTGATGGACGTCGATCAGCTGGACGCCTTGCTGGCCTACATAGACGCGCGGATTGAAGAGCGCCTGACCCGTAACTCGTGCGGGCCGCACGTAAGCGAGAACCGCGAGATCAGTCGTGCAGCTCGGAAGGAGCTGGCTCGCGCTTTCGGGGGCGAAACGTGACCCGCTTCTCCGATCCCCCGGCCGCTGACCAGCCCTGCCGCGCGCTGATCCGGCGCTGCGGCGGGGCTCCCGTCCTCGCCGTCCTCTCGGGCTGCACGCCTGCCTTCGCCGCCAGGTCCGCCTGGCTCTACTGCCGCAACACCGGAACCCGCGGGTTCCTCGTCCAACTGGAGCCGATCACATGACTGACTACCGCTACGCCTCGGGCGAAGAGCCCCGTGCCGGGGACATCGTCCGTTCGCTGAAGGACGTGCCCGCAGGCCCGCGCAAGGTGGGCGACGTGTTCACCTGCCTGGAGGTCTGCCCCCACTATCCGGGCGTCTACTACAACACGCTCACCCACGGCGATCCCGAAACCTTCGAGCTGATCGCTCGGGCCGGCGAGCCGGTCGAGTTCCTGCCGGGCGACAACATCGAGTTCACCGCGAAGCACGCCGAGCTGGCCGGAAGTCGGCACAGCATGGTTCGCCGTGTTGGCGACCGCTACACCGTGGTGCCGCCTTTCAGCGGCATGGCCGCCCCGGGCGTGGTGTTCTTCCAGAAACCCGACGGCGACAAAACCTGGGCTCCTCGCGAATACTTCAAGCTCGTCTACCGCCCGGCACCGGCCAAGGAGCCCCTGTCCTTCACGCCGCCCGAGCCCCAGGTCGGAGACCGCGTGCGGGTGGTGTTCACGGGCGAGATCAAACACCGCGAAATGGGCGACCGGCCCTTCCGCGTGGCTGACGAAAACGACATCGGTTTCTGGGTGCCCACGTCGGCCAGGGTCGAGATCCTCGAGCGCGCCGAGAAGCCCCTGGCTGTGGGCGACCGGGTCAAACACAAAGTCGGCACGGATACCTACACCGTCGAGACGCTGTCCCGCACCGCGGCTTGCCTCCGCAACGCCTTCGGGGGCCTGTCCCTCGCCGAGCTGCGCCACATCGAGCGGGTCTCGTGACCCGCACCCAACTCCAAGCTATGAGTGCACGCGACCTGGTCGCGCACGCTCGCCGCGTGGCCGAGCCGCACTTCACCGACGGGGATCTGATCCTCGAACTCGCCGCCCGTCTCGATGACACCTACGTCTTCGAGGCTCCTACCGACACCGTCGAACCTATCTTTGGAAAGGACTACCTGTGAACGTCGAAGTCAAAATCGTCGCCCCGGATCTCGCCGAGGCCCTCAACAACCTGGCCGACGCGATCCGCGGACGCACCGGGGCTTTCGTGCCCGCCACGGGCGCGGAGACCACCGAGCCGGAAAAGCCGAAGACCGCTGCCAAGCCTGCGGCCAAGAAGCCGACCACCCCTGCTACGCCCGAACCGGAAACGGCTGACGACGCTGGCGAGCCGGCGACGGACCAGGCGGCACCTGCCTCGTCCTCGAACGACGAAGGCTCGGGCATTGACTACGCCCAGGTCAAGGCCGCCGTCATGAAGGTCTCGACGACCAAGGGCCGGCAGGCCGCCGTCGACCTGCTCGCCGAGTTCGACGCCAAGGTCGGCGGCGATCTGACCGAGGAACAGTGGGGGCCGTTCCTGGCTCGCGCTGACGAGGTGCTGGGCTGATGCGCAGCAGGAACCTGATCCTCGCTACGGCCACCGCAGGGGCTCTCGCCCTGATGGCCGCAGGCTCCGCGGTGCCGCCGCCCCTCCACTACGCGGGAGAGCTTGAGGGCTTCACGCCCAACTACGGCAGGCGCAAGTACCGGCGCGGGGGAGGCAAGCGCACCCCAGCCTGGTACAAAGGCTCGCGCTTCGCGAAGCGGGCGTCCCGCCGAGGCGGTAATCCGGCTGCGCACAACCGTGCGTAGGGGCATGTCCAGCCCGTCGGGCGGTGCGCTGATCTTCGGCGCGGACCTGGTCCAGGCTCCGCTGCCGGGGCCGGCCAAACGAGACCCGAGCCTCCCCCGCAACGTGAAAGCGTTGCGGGTTGGAGGGGAGGACATTCTGCTCACCCGGGGTGAGCGCAAGCGCGTGTTGCGCAAACTGATGACGCTGAAAGCACAGCGCGGGGAGATCGAAGTCTGATGGCCGAAGATGATATGGACGAAACCCGGGTCGACGATGAGATCGGGAACTACTATGGCGGTCTGCACATGAAGAAGGTCGACGGTCAGTATTTCTGGGGCATCGAAAACTACAAAGGCATCAGCTGGTCGCCGATCCCCGCTTACGTTGGCGACAGCCTCCGCATGTACACACAGGAGCACCCGGCCGATGTCTGACACCACCGCCACCAAGGCCCACGCCCGCCTGTCGCCGTCCGGCGCGCACCGCTGGATGGCCTGCCCGGGTTCGCTCAAGATGGAAGAGCCCTTCCCCGACACCTCCTCGGTCTACGCCGACGAGGGCACCGCCGCCCACCAGCTGATGGAGTGGTGCCTGACCTCGGGCCAGGACGCCTCGGCCTACGCCGGCCGCCTGATCGAGATCGAGGACAGCGGTCGCAAGTTCGAGGTCGACGAGGACATGGTCCTCGGCATCCAGGGCTACTGCGACTACGTCCGAGGCCTGGGCGGCGAGCTGATGGTCGAGCAGATCGTCGATCTGTCGCCGACCCTGGCCCAGCCGGACTGCTTCGGCACCGCGGACACCATCGTGATCGTGGGCACGACGCTGCACGTCGTTGACCTCAAATACGGCCGGCGATACGTCGCCGCCGAGGACAACAAACAGCTGATGCTCTACGCCCTCGGCGCGCTGGACGTGGCTTCGC